GGCCATGAGAGGTCCACCACGTCGCCGAGGGCCACGGGGCGGTAGATGTGCTTGAGGGAGACGGTGCGCCTGGCGGCCAGGCGCTCCCTGAGCGTCTTGTCGGCCAGGGCCTGGGCGCGGTCGAGGTCCATCTCCTCGGAGGGCCGCACCACCTCCCAGACCTCGCGGCCCAGGCGCTCCGAGGCCGCGTCGTCTCTCGCCTGCGCCACCACGCTGCCCCGCCCCGTGGAGGCCACCACCTTGACGCAGGTGGCCTTGGGCTCCTCCTCCTCGTCCTCCATGGAGGGCAGGAAGCGGCAGCCCGGACCCTCTTCCCAGCGCTGGTCCGGCGCCCGGGAGGCGTCGTCGAGCTGGCGGCGCAGCAGCGCCCGGCCCATGGGGTCGCAGACCGGCTCCTTGAACCCTGCCGCGGCGCACAGGTCGCGGGCGATCGCCAGGCGGTCGTCGCCAACGCCGTCCACGGGCACGAGGCCGTAGGTGCGGGCCTCGGCCAGGCGCTGGGGCCCCGTGTCGGCCGACACCGAAAGGCCGGCCGCCCGCAGGCACCCGGCGGCGGCCGCCACCGGGTCGGAGCCCGCCGGCACGTGCACGCTCACGGCGGGCACGGCCCCCTGGGCGAGGCTCAGGCAGCCGTAGAGGTCGGCGGCCCCGGAGGCCCCGGCGTCGGTGCGGCTCCACCTCGGCACCGTGGCCCCGAAGGTGCCGAGGCACTCGGCGGCCCTCGAGCCGTCGGAGAAGGAGACGTCCGCGTAGCACCTCACGAGCCCTGTGGGCGAGAAGTCGCCGGTCACGTCCACGGAGGCCGAGGCCTTGACGGGGTCGCCGGCGTCGAGCACCACCTTGCCGCCGGAAAGGACCCCTCCCACAGGGCCGGTCTCTTTCCAGGTGGCCGGGTCCACGCCCACCCAGCGCACCCTCGCCTCGAAGGGGAGCCGCCAGTCAGCCACGGGCCACCTCCTCCATGGACGCGCTCACGTTCCACTGCCTGCCGTCGGTGTGGGACACGTCCACCGAGCCCCTGACGGCCACGTAGCGCCGCTCGCCGAACAGGTCGCGGTAGAGGGCCGTGCCGCCGGACCGGAAGGCCCGGAGCCAGCTTCTCGCCGCCTCGAGGCCCACCACGGCCCCCGACACGTCGGCCGTGCCGGACCCGGCGGGGCCGGGGTAGAAGACGGGCAGCTCCGCTCCCTCCCACCGCGCCGACGAGCCGGCCCCCGCGAAGTGGTAGGCCTCGCCGGCCCTCTCGGCGCCCGTGCCGCAGTCGAGGTCCAGGACCAGCGTGGCCATGAGGTCCAGGGCGGCCCCGTAGTTAAGGGCCACGGCGTCGTGGGAGTCGAGGTAGGCCTCGACCCAGCGGCTCGCCCGCTCCCCGTCGGCAGAAACCGCGTCCACCCGGTAGCGGTAGGGCGCGTTGAGGGGCGGGGTGGGGTCCACCACCATGTCCAGGGCCCTGACCCCCGCGGCCACGCGCTCCAGCTCGCCGGAGGCGTCCTCGCGCCAGACCTCGTAGTGGTCCGTGGCCGGGTGGGCCTGGAACTGCCACTTGAGGGACCCGTCGGCGCACACGAGGCCGCAGCCCGCCTGGAAGGCGCCGGCCTTGGCCGAGGTGCGCACGCTCTCGTCGGACTCGTCGCACCACAGGTAGCAGCACAGGGACTCCTCGTCGGGCTGGACCCTCACCGAGGGCAGGGCCGGCGGGACGAAGGACACCTGGATGGCCACGGAGCCGGACCCCGTGAGGCCCAGGCCGTCGGTGGCGGTGACCACGACGGTGTAGCGCCGGTCGTTGGACAGGTCGAACATGCCGCCGTCCACGGTGAGGGCGGTGCCGCCGGGCACCTCCACCACGCCGGCCGAGGTGCCGTCGGCCCTCATGACGGCCACGGAGGCCGACACGACGCCGTGGAGGCTGAACGCCTCCCAGGCCACCTCGAGGGGCAGCGACGAGACGAAGGCGCCGTCGGCGGCCGGCCGGGTGACGGTGACCGCGGGAGGGCTCGCCACCGTGAAGGCCACGGGCGCCGACCACGCGCCCCACTCGGAGGACAGGCCGTGGGTGCGCACCCTGGCCGTGTGGTCGCCGTCCGCGAGGCCGGCCAGCTCGAAGGAGCGCGCCTCGCCGGCCACGGTGGACACCTGCCCGTCCACGTCCACCTGGGCCGCGGTCTGGGCGCTCGCGTCGGGGTGGTTGGGCTCCCACTCGATGGGGCGGGGCCTGTCCGAGCGGACCACCTGGCCGGCCGCGACGCCTCCGGTGGCCGGGGCCTCCGGGGCGCAGGTGTACGCCACCTCGCCGCCCTCGGCCCACGGGCTCTGCCCGCCCTTGGACTTGGTGCGCACCCGGTAGCGGGCCGCCTCCCCCAGGGCCTCGGCGTCCAGGAAGCGCCTTGAGGAGCCGGAGAGGTCTCCGTCCTCCGACACCGTGGACCAGGAGCCGCCGGCCTTGGCCGGGCGCCTCTGGACCTCGAAGCCGGTGGCCTGGCTCCCGTCGTGGGACCAGGCCACGGCCACAGAGGTGTCCGAGACGCGCTCGCAGGCCACGGACGCAGGGGCCGTGGGCCTCGACCAGACCTCGGCGCTCTCGGCCGTCTCCGAGGCTCCCGCGGCGTTTCTCGCCTGGGCGCCCCAGCGGTAGCCGTGGCCGTCCTTGCAGCTGGTGTCGCGCCAGACGCGGGTCTTGGGGCCCACCTCGGCCACCTTGACGGGGTCGGCGCCGTCCTCGGAGCGGAAGAGCGCGACGGAGTCCCAGGGCTTGCCCTTGTCGGGGTCGGCGGCGCTCTCCCAGGTGAGGGTGGCCACCCCGTCGGCGAGCTCGGCCGAGAGGGAGGCCGGCGGGTCGGGGGCGTCGACGCCCACCTGGGGCACGGCCCACTCCAGCCGCACCCCGAGCCCTCCCGCCGTGCACTCCCGGCCGAAGATGGTGCCCGTGAGGGTGACGGCCACCTTGCGGGCGGCGGCCTTGAGGTCCACGTCGACCGTGAAGTCCTCCATGTACGCCGCCGTGCGGTCGCTCGTGATGGGGGCCGAGGCCATGTCGCCTGCGCCCGAGCGCGCGTCCAGGGTGACCGCGCCGTCGGCCACGGCCACGGACCACCTGTCGGCGCTCGTGAGCCTGGACAGGCCGTCGGTCCAGTAGGCGGCCCTGACCCTCAGCGTCTGGGACGCGCGGGTGGTCTTGGTGGGCCAGACGTGCAGGCCCAGCCAGCAGGGCAGGCCGTTGCTGCCTCTGAACTCGCGGCCCCAGTGCAGGTTGTAGGCGTCGTTGTCCTTGCGCGGCACCTTGAGGGACACCTTGGCCCCGAGGCCGTTGTTTCCGTCGGCCCAGGTGCCCCAGAAGGTCCCCGACACCCACGCCGTGACGGAGTAGTCCACGCTCTTGCGCGGCACGGACACGGTCTTGTCGCAGAAGACGCAGACCGAGGCCTCGCTCGACCAGCTCCCGTGGGAGCCGTCGCCGTGCTCGTTCAGGTAGTAGGAGATGCCGGTGGTGGCGGTGGGGGAGGCCGAGTCCGGGCCCGAGTAGAGGTAGGCGTTCCAGACCTCGCCGTGGCCGAGGGTGGTCTTCTTGTCGGTCCAGTAGCCGGCCCGGACCTTGACCTTTATCTCGTCCTCGGTGACCTCCACGACGTCGGCGTCCACGCCCACCCACGTCCTGATCTTGCTCGACGGGACGAAGGGCCTTCCCCAGGTGAGCTGGTAGGGGTCCTTGAACTCCTCTTCGGCCATGTCCTCACCTCCTGGCGGTCCGCGCCTTGCGGCTGATGACCCGCGCCAGGTCCTCGATGGCCCTGGACGCGGCCTTGTCGGCGGCAAGGGACGCGCCGTCGACGTACAGGTTGTACTGGGGGGCCGGCGGCGCCTGCCTGCCCGCCACGAGCTCGGCGATGAGGTCGGCGAAGGGGGCGGCGTAGCGCCGGTTGGTGAGCGGCACGATGGCCTCGGCGCCGTCCTCTCCCGCCCGGTGGTCGGCCAGCCGGTAGAGCGACACCCCCGCGCCGGGGCGGTTCACGATGCCGCCGTCGGCGTGCCAGACGATGCCGCCCTCGGCCGACTTGCCGCCGGCCGTGGACATCACGTAGTCGACGCTGTTCTGGATGATGTTCTTGGTCAGGTGGGTCGCCGTGTACGTCGCCGTCTTCTCCATGTGGTTGGGGAGGCCGCGGAAGGAGTTCGCCGCGCTCACGATGTCCCAGAGGGCCTCGCGGCCCACCACGGACACGGCAGCCTTCTTTGGTTCGAGCTCGGTCCCGTTCCACACCCAGACGCGACCCTGGGCGTCCTGGAGCTCCACGTCGTCCACGAGGACGTTTCCGTCCTTGTCCACGAACTCCGTGCCGTTCCACTCCCAGACGCGCCCCTGGGTGTCGACGAGCTCCACGTCGTCGACGTGGACGTTGCCGTCCTTGTCCACGATGGGGACGTTGTTGTAGTTCTGGATGGCCCAGACCATCTTGTCGGTGTTGCCCTGGAACGCCTCGGCGAGGGCCGCGATGTTGGCCGAGCCGACGGCGTTCAGCTGCTCGGCGGAGACGCCCGCCTCGGCGAGCTTCGCCCCGAGGTCCGTGGCCGAGGTGCCCGCCGCCGAGAGCGCCTCCGGCACCCCGCCGCCCATGAGGCGCAGGGCGTCGGAGAGCGCCGCCGCCTTGACGGCCCCCTCGTCCACCGACACCCCCACGCCCCGCAGGGCCTCCACGATGGAGGAGGCGGTGCCGTCGTACTTGGCCGCCACCTCGGTGAGCTTGTCGCCCTCGAGGGTGAGCACCTCGTCGGCGCTGACGCCTAGCTCCTGGAGGGACCCGAGGAACTCCTCGTTGGAGGCGGCCCCGCCGGTGAGGGTGTTCTTCACGTTCTGGAGGGCGGCCGTGACGCCGATGAACTTGTCGCTCTCCATGGCTCCCCTGAGCCTCGTCCATGCGTCGGCGTTCTCGTCCATGGCCGCCGTGGTCGCGTCGTAGGAGCTCTCGAGGTTCTTGACGCTCTGGTCCGCCTCGTCGGAAAGCCCCTTGGTCCTCTCGACCTCCTGCATGGCGGCGTCGTAGATGGCCTTGAAACCCGCCTCGTCGAAGCCGCCCTTGTGGTCCTCCCAGTTCTTCCTCGCCTTCTCGGCGTCGGCCACGGCCTTGCCGTAGGTCTTGGCGGCCTCGGTGCGGTGGTCGTAGGCCTCGGAGAGGTCGGCGGTGATGGCCTCGGCGCGGACCTCCTCCTTCTTCTTCTCGATGAGCTCGTCGATCTTGCCTTTGAGGTCCTCGACCTCCCCGGCCTCGTTGACCCACCGGTTGCTCTTGACGTCCTCCAGGGTGAGGTTGGTGCCCAGGGCCTCGTTCACCTTGTCGATGGCCCACTTCACCCGGCCGGTCTGCTCGGAGGTGAGCTCGGCCTGGCCGGCGTAGTCGGAGATGTACTTGCGGGCCCGCTCCAGCTCCACGATCTCGTTCTGGGCCGCCTCGGTGCGCCGGGAGATGGAGTCGGCGAGGTCGGCCCCGGCCTCGGCGAGCTCGTCCACGGACATGACGGAGAGCTCGGCCTTCTGGCCCACCTCCTCCACGGCCCCCGAGAAGCCCCTGAGGGCCCCGGCGTCGGCCGCGGCCTGCTTCAGGCCCTCGGTGGCGCCCCGGAGGTTGTCGGCCTTCTCCCTGGCGTCGGCCACGGCGGTGGCCACGGCCGAGCCCGCGAGGGCGACGCCGGTGACGACGAGGCCGAGCCCGCCGGCGCCCAAGAAGGCCCCGATGCCCTTGGCCACCCGGCCGATACCGTCCTTGGCCGCGCCGCAGAAGCCGGAGACCTTCCCCTTGGCGGTGTCGAGGGCGGCCCCGAGCCCGGCGGCCATGCCCTCGGTGCGGAACAGCTCGCCGGCGGTCTTGGAGGCCTCGGTCCCGGCGCTCGCCAGCTCCGGGGTGAACTTGGCCAGGGTCTCCTTCCAGTCGCCCGTGCCCCGGCCCGAAAGCGCGATGGCGTCGCGCACGCTCATGTACCCCTGGGCCGCCGTGTCGGCGGCGATGCGCTGGGCCTCCAGCTCGGCGGACATCCCCGCGAATGCCCCGCGGAGGCCGCCGGTGCTGCGGCCGACCTCGTTCACGCGCCCGGACATGGCGGAGAAGGCGCCGGAGGTCTCGTCGAGGACCGCAGGGATGGGGGAGAAGGCCCCCTTGGCCTCGACCGCGGCCTCGGCGGCCGTAACGATGGCATCGGCGGGGCCCCCCTTGCCGTAGGCCCCCTTGAGGGCGTCGAAGGCCCCCTTGACCTTGCCGAGCTCGCCCTTGGCCTTGCCGCAGAAGTCGGCCACCTTGGCGCCGGCCCCCTGGAGCAGGGAGAAGGAGCCCGCGAACACGGCGATGTCGCCGGCGTAGGGGGCGAGCCTGCCGATGACGTCGGCGGCGAAGGGGGCCACGGCGTCCACGGCGTCCTTGACGGCGCCCGCCACCACCTTGACCGAGTCGCCGAGGGACTCGGCCGCGGGCGCGAAGCTGTCCACGAGGGCGCCGGCGACGGGGGAGAGCGACCCCACGAGGTCGCCGATGACGGGCCCCACGTCGGCCGCCACGCCCTTGACGGCGGAGTAGACGGTGTCGATGGCCGGGAGCGCCCCCTCGAGGGCGTCGTTGAACCCGGCGAACCCGTCGCGGACCGCCCCCTTCATGTCCTCGACCACCCGGGCCACCCGGTCGGTGCCCACGGTGTCGAAGGTGTCGGCGATGCCTCGGGTCCAGGCGTTGGAGAGGTTCTCGAGCGAGGTCTGGAGGCCGCCCGTGGCCTCCTCGGCCTGCTGGCGGAAGCTGGCGAGGCCGTCGGCGCCCACCTCGTCGAGCTCGATGATCTTGTCGATGAGGTCGTCGATGGCGATGTGGGGGCCGTCGTAGCTCTTCTGGTCGCCGCCGCCGAGGGCGTAGTAGAGGTCGTTGGCGGAGGCCTCGGCCCCCAGCATGGACTTGGCCAGCATGTCCATCTGGCCCGGCGCCGCGCTTGTGAGGGCGCGCCAGTCCTCCAGCTCGGGCTTGCCCTTGGCCAGCACCTGCCGGAACTGCTCGGTGGCTCGGCTGGCCACCTCTGAGCCCTGGCCGCCGGCCAGAAGGGCGTCGTTGAGCGCCAGGCCGAGCTTGGTGGACTTCTCGATGTCGCCGGTGATGGCGGTGAAGCCCTGCACGGAGCTCACCATGGCGTCCAGGCGCGTGGGGAGGCCCTGGAGCCTGTCGCTCATCTCAGTGATGGAGGCGGTGGCCTGGGCCGAGGTGTACCCGAGGTTCTCCATGACCCGCGGGTAGTTGTTCAGGATGTCGAAGCGGGAGATGGCGGCCCCCACGTGGGCGGACACCTCGCCGGCAACCTTGGAGGTGACGGCGCTCACGGCGCCGGCCACCGCCCCCGCCTTGACGAAGCCCTTGGCCATGGACCCGCCCAGGGCGCCGCCCATCCTCGTGCCGGGGGCGGCGACGTCCACGCCCCCCAGGGCTGCCTTCACCTGGGACGCGAGCCCCGGGAACTTCGGGACCACGTTCATGTAGGCGCTGCCGATGTAAGGCATCTCAGGCCTCCTCCCACTCTCCCCGCTCTATGCGCTCGCGGGCCGTGGCCGCCCGCCCCCGCTCCTCCATGCGCGCCGCCAGCTGCTCCGGGCGCAGCACCCGGGGCGGCTCGGGGCACTTGGACCTGTCGTAGGCCAGGGCCCAGGTGAGCTCGCGCACCGCGTCCACAATGTCGGCGCCGACGCGGCGCTCCGGCGACCAGGACCTCGCGAGGCAGCGGGCCGCCACGTACTCCGAGCCGTCCGGGAGGCCCAGCAGGAGGTCCACGGCCTCCTCCGGGTCCACCTCGTCGTAGGAGACGTGGTAGTAGCGGCGGAAGTCGCGGCGCAGCTGGGGCACGAGGCCCCGCTCCGCGTCCGCGAGCGTCAGAAGTTTTTTAGTTCCTTGTCGGTGACGACCTGCACCATGGCCCAGTTGAGGGCCTCCTGGTCGACGTGGCCGTCCTCGTCGGTGGCCGCGCGGACCACCTCGGACTACTGCTCGTCGCCGAGCAGCTCCACGACGAGGGCGGCGTAGTCCTCGTCGGTGGTCGCGGCGTTGTAGCGCTCCACGACGTCCCTGTCGTGGTACCGCTTGACGGGGACCTCCACGTCCACGCCCAGGACGTTGATGCGGGCGCGCCTGGCGCGCCGCTCCTCGATGAGGCGGACCTTGGCCTCCGCGGTCTTCGCCCCGCGGGTGGGGATGCCGAGCATCCTGGCGTAGCCGTCCAGGCCGTCCGCGTCCATCTTCAGCAGGTACTCTCGGTTCAACGCTCCTCCTCAAAGGAAAAGGGGCCGGCACGAGCCGGCCCCGCCGTCATGTCCTACTCGGTGGGCCCTGCGGGGGCGTCCCCGCCGCCCGGCCCGGCCGCCGGCTTGGGGCGGGCGTGGTAGACGTGGTGGGTGGAGCCGTCGGCGCCGGCCACGGCGGTGAAGCTCATGCCGTAGACCATGAGGCTCCCGCGCTGGTGGGCCACGTCGTCCACGGAGTCCACCTTGACCTTGGGGTAGACCGTGCGGCGCAGCCACCCGTTGCTCTCCAGCTCGTCGATGACGAGGGGCACGGTGGCCGCCGGGATGCCCCGGGCGTCGATGGCCTCGAAGGTGTTGGGGTCCTCGGCCGAGGCCTTGACGTTGGCCGCGCCGAAGCGCAGCTTGGCCGCGGCCAGGCGGCCCACCTCCACGAGCTCCAGCTTCACCTTGTCCTTCTCGTCGGTGACGTCGGTGAGCAGCACCTTGCCGTGCCAGCCCTTGAAGTCGTTGGAGGTGGACTCGGTGGTCTGGGTGAAGCCGTTCTCGGAGAGGTCGCCCAGGCTCTCGAAGCCCTCGGCGAGGGCCTCGGAGGCGCTGGTGGGCAGGGTGGGGTTGTCGGCGAAGCAGGTGAAGGCGCAGCCGCCCTCCACGGGCTTGCCCACGGTGACGAGGGTGGCGTCGATCTCGGGCGCCTTGGCGGTGTCTGCCATGGTGTCTCCTTAGTCTTTGGGTGGTTCGTGGGTGACGAGGGTGTAGCTGAGGTACCAGCGCCTCTCGCTCGTGTCCGGGTCCGGGTCGCTCCGCATGGAGTCCATCTCCACGGAGTCGTAGCCCTGGGCGAAAACGAGCCTGCCCATGGCGGCCGCGACGTCGTGGGCCAGGGCGCAGGCGGCGGCCTCGGAGGGGCCCCAGCAGTAGATGCCGACGCCGGGGCGGTCGCGCAGGGCGTCGAGGAAGCGGCCCCCCTCGCGCCTCACGGTGACGAGGGGAGGGCGGTCCCCGGAGGCCCTGAAGGCGCGCACGGGGCAGGGCAGGGCGGCCCCGAGGCGGGCCACGAGGTCTGTCTGGACGTCGAGGTGGGCCATGGGGCCTCCTTCAGTGGTTCTGGCTCGCCAGGGACTTGTTCTTGGCCTCGTTCATCCTGGCCACGGCGGTGCGGGTGAACACGACCCCCACGGCGGCGTTGTCGAGCACGTCCACGGAGCTGCCGTAGGGGTCGACCTCGAAGCGGCCGCCCCGGATGTGGAGGCCCCCCTCGTGGGTGCGGGCGTCGGAGTTGGCGGCGGCGCAGATGCGGCCGGCCTCCTCCCTGAGGGCGGCCTGCATCCCCTCCGAGCGGGCGATCTCGCGGATGCCGGCCGCGTCGGGCACGAAGGTGACGTCAGCCATCGGTGGCCACCCCCTGCACTGGCATGGACCAGGGGCCCGGGCAGAGGCCCGCCGGGTAGGGCGCCGGGTCGCCGACGACCCGCCAGCGCCTGCCGCCCCACAGGACCGAGGCCCCGGCGAGGCTTCCGCAGGAGTCGGCGTAGGACGCCGGGAAGTGGAAGGTGACCTGCGCCCGGTCGCCGTCGGGCCGCGCGGCGGCCATGTCCGAGGTGGACCCGGGGGCCACCAGGACGTTCTTCACCTTCTCGGCCACCGCCTCTCGCACGGGCATGCCCATGGCGTCGAGCGCCCCGGTGGCAAGCTCGCGCTCCACGGTCACCGTCTCGCCGGCCATGAGGGAGGGAAGGCTCGGGAACCCCATGCGCCTCACCCCATCCCCACGGTCAGGACGCACCCGGCCTCGCAGCCCAGGCGCGCCCGGTCCTGCTTGGTCAGGTACATGGCGCCCTCGGGGTTGGCCCAGGTGACCTGCCCCGAATAGGGGCCCGCCGCCTGCTGCACCGACGCGACGCCGTCGGCGCGGCCCACGGCCCGGCGCACCACGGCGCAGGCCACGGCCCTGGCGTTGGCGGCGGCCACGGGGTCGGCCCGGTCGATGCCGGGGCACTCGGCGGCGATGAGGGCGCTGGCGTCGTCCAGGAGGGCCGCGAGGCGCCCCGGGTCGGCGCTCGCCTCGTCGCCGTAGCGCGCCAGGTAGTCCTCGGCCGTGGCGAAGGGCGGGGCGCCCACGGCCGCGCTCACTTGGCCGCCGCCGGGGCCAGCACGCAGGCCGGGTAGCGCTTGTCCTTGGCCCCCTGGAGGCGGGTGAGCGGGTTGGCCACGCAGAAGCCCACGCGCATGACGAAGCGCAGGGCCACGGCGTCCTGCTGGGCGAGGTTGAGCAGCACCTTGCCGTCGGCGTCGGAGATGACTGCCTGGTCGAGCACCTTCACGGTGACGTCCTGGCGGATGCCCACGAGCACGTTGGACCAGTCGGCGCCCACGAGCAGGGCCTTGGAGCCGTCCCAGGCGCCGTTGGCCACGGGGTTGAGCGGGTGGCCGTAGAGGGTGGAGGGGCCGGCGGCGGCCAGGCTGTCCTGGTAGATGGGGGCTCCGGAGGCCGAGCGCAGGGCGCGCAGCTGCCAGTCGAGGCCGGGCTGGGAGACGAAGCCCTCCATGACGTAGCCCTGCTCGGAGAGCTTCTGGCCCATGGAGGCCACGTCCACGGCGAGGTCGGCCCCGGTGCCGGCCTTGACGGTGTTGCCGGCGGCCACGGCGGCGGGCACGATGGCGTCGGGCCAGCTGTCGGGCTTGCCCACGCCGAACAGGGCGGCCTGGTCGATCATCTTGCCCATGGACTCGGCGACGCGCGGGGCCACCTCGTCGAAGATGCGGATCTCGGAGTCGGCCAGAAGGTTCTCGGGCACCGGCACGATGACGGCCAGCTCCTCGGCGGTCATCTTGAGGTCGCCCCACTTGGCCTTGGTGGTCTGCTTGAGGCCGGTCTCGCCCTCCACCCAGTAGGCCTCGGGGAACATGTCGAGGACGGGCTGCTTGCGGGTCTTCTTGGACATGGGCACCGTGCGGGCGCGCTGGAGCAGCGCGGAGGACTTCGGGGCCTGCTGGATGATGGTGCGGGCGAACTCGTCGGGCATGGTGCCGTTGCCGAGGTCGGCCTTGAGGATGAGGTCGAGGCCGGTGCCGGAGGGCGCGGCCGGGGTCGTGGGGGTGCCGGTGTCGGTGGTGGTGTCGGCCATGGGTGTGTCCCTTCTATCGGTTCTTGTTCGCGAGGTCTCGGAGCCACTGGTTGGCGTCGCGGGGGGCCTTGGGGGGCTCCGCCGGGTGGGTGCCGTCGCCGAGGACGGCGGGCATCATGGAGGCCCTGGCAGCCGGGGCCACGGAGGCGGCGATGGAGCGCAGCTCGTCGGCGTCGGCGGCGTCGATGCGGGCCAGCACGCGGGCGGGAAGGCCCGTCTCCTCGGCCACCTCGTCGGCCCAGGCGCGCCGCTCGGCCGCCGCCCTCAGGGCCTCCAGCTCGGCCGTGGCCCCGGACAGGCCCTCCTCGGCCTTGGCCCGCTCGGCGTCGGCCCTCTTGGCGGCCTTCTCGGCGGCCGCGAGGCGCGGCGCCGCCTCGGCGTTCTCCTTCGCCCGGGCCTCCCACTTTCGGGCCTGGGCCTTCCAGTACTCGGCGCCCTGGGCGTCGCCGTCGCCGTGCGGCTCCGGCCCGGTCGCGGCATCGGTCCGCTCGTCGGTCTCGTCGGCCATGTGGCGGCTCCTCTCTTCCTGCGGGGCCGTGCGGCCCCCGCCTTGCGGCCCGTGCGGGCCTTCCTTTCAAACGGAAAAGGCCCCGTGCGGGGCCTCGGTCCTCGTGTGGTGCGCGCGGGCGGGCTCGAACCGCCGGCACCCCGCTTAGGAGGCGGGCGCTCTGTCCTGCTGAGCTACGCGCGCACGGGAAGGGCCGCCCCGGAAGGCGGCCCAGCGGTAGGCGTTCCTTGTTCTCGTTGGGGCTAGGAGATGCCCGCCCAGTTTTTGAGGGACTGGAGGGCGATGGCCGAGCAGAAAGCCTTCACCACGTCGAAGGTGGCCGACCCCACGGTCTTGGCGATGCCTTCGCGGGCCCTGTCCCAGACGCGCCTGTCGCGCACGGCGTCCAGGAAGTCCTGGCCGGACCACGTGAGGCCTGACACGGTCAGCTCGAGGGGCTTCCCCGAGCCGGAGCGCTGCACGCTGCCGTCGATGAGGCCCTGGGAGCAGAGGAGCTCGACGTGGTAGGCCACCATAGGGCGCGACCACCTCTCGCACTCCTCGGAGAACGACGCGAGGTAGAGCTGGTCGTCCGCGCCCTCCACCTTCAGGAGGATGTCCCTCACGAGGTCCATGTCGCGCTTCACGCTGGCTCCTTAGGTTGTCACATCCAGGCGAGGTAACCGGAAGTCTCGGCGACCTTGCCGGCGGCAAAGTCGCGCAAGAGGGCGGCGACGTGGGACGCATGCATCGAGCTGCCGCCGCTCCTCGAGAAGGTTCCGCCCCCGTCAAGCGATGCCTTGAACCACGTGGACTTGTCCCGACTGAACTCGCAGGAGACGCCGTCGCCAGCGTGAGCGAGGTTGCGGCAGTAGACCATCTGCTATTCCCTCCCGTCAAGCCACCTGCCAACAGCGTCTGCGTAACTGTACGTCTCGTTGGCCTTGCTATGGGCCGCCGCGTAAGATGAGCAGGAGCCTCACGAGGTCCATGTCGCGTCTCATGGGCGCCTCCTCAGATGTCGACCTCCACGGTCTCTATGCCGGAGAGGCGCTTGAGCTCTGCCTCCATCTCCCGTTTCTTGGAGAGGTAGGGCCCTGCGCAGGAGGGGCAGAGGTGGCGGTCCGCGCCGACCTTCTCCCACCCGTCGTCGAAGGCGCCCTCGTCGAGGTCGCGCAGGGAGGAGTAACTGACGTCCGTGCCCCTGACCTCGCGGACGGCGCCGCAGCGGTCGCACTTGAGGAACGCCTTGCGGATGTATGCCATGGGGCCTCCTACTCGAAGATGACGGCGGGGCTGTCAGGGTCGCCCGACCACCGGGCGATGACGAACATGTCCCAGAACCTGTCGTCGATGTCGTCGTCGGGCACGACGTTCCACTGGCGTTCGAACTCCGCCGTCTCGGTGGCGGGCACGAGCCAGCCTGATATGTCGCAGCACTCCGTCCGGTCGGTCTCCGTGAGGTTGTTCTCGTCTGCGTGGGCGTAGAAGACCTTGCCGAGGCTCGCTGCGGCACGTTGGACGAAGCCGAAGAACCGGACGTACTTGCGGTCGGCCTCCTCGTCAACCCAGCGGAGGCCCCTTGTCTTGCAGTGTTGAGAGATAGCGCTTATTGGAGGCACCGCCCTTCATGATCGTGACGAACTCGTCGTCGGCGTTGACTATCACCACGTCCTCGCCCAAGCGATAGAACGTGCACGGGTTGGTCTGGTCGCGCCACGGGCCTTCGTTCACATGGTCCGCCTTGTCGATGATCGATGCGATTATACCTTCGAAGTCGCTCCGGGCCTGCGCGTCGGACACGTCGAGGCCCCATTCGGCCATGTGCTTCCTGGCCTTCCGGCCGAACTGCTTCTTCTTGAGAAAGACCGACGACGACGGCTTGTCGAACTTCGAGGCATGGACGGCGCCCACGGACCTCTGGCCGGCCTTCCGCCACACGGGGTGCTTCTTCGCCCACTCGGCCTTGGCCGCCCGCTTCTCGGCGCTGGTCCAGGGGGTGCCGTCCTCGTGGGTCCGAGAGTCGATGTCCTCGTACTCGGCCCACTGCTCGGCCACCGCGTCCAGGTCGTAGCCCTCGACGGAGGTGCCGGGGAGGCCGGGGACCACGCGGCAGTCGCAGTTGCGGTGCCTGCCCGCCGAGGCCTTCGACTCGCTCCCGTAGACGAAGCCGCGGCTCGCGAGCATGGTGCAGAAGGTGCAGTTCTCCAGGCCCGTGAGCACCCGGGCCCAGCGCACCCCGGCCCGCCTGTCGGCCGGGCGCGACGCGGCGGCCACCACGGTGTCGTTGGCCCGGGCCAGGACGCGGTCGGCCGCCGACTTGCCCAGCTGCGCGATGAAGCCGCCCCTGTCGCCCTTGACGAGCTTTTTCGCCTGGTAGCGGGCGATCTTGTCGGCCTCGTCGGCGATGCCGGAGCCCCCGTCGGGGGAGGCGGGCTCGACGCCTTCGGCCCCTGCGGCCCTCAGGCACTCGTCGTACATGAGGGCGGCGAGCTCTGCGGCGAGCAGCCCGTAGGCCTTGACGGCCTGCTCCAGGGCCCTCCTCGCCGCCTCGCGGACGTCGGCCACCGAGGCCCTCGGGTGGGAGGCCATGTACGCCGACACCGAGCGGGTGACGAAGGCCGACGCCGTCGCGGCCTGCCGCTGGAGCTGGGCCGTGTACCTATCCCAGAGCCTCCGGGGGATCTCCGCCATCGGGCACCCCCTCCTCGGGCAGGGCCATGGGCGCGGGCTGCGCCTGGGCCATGAGGACGTTGTAGGCCCTCGCGGCCGAGACCTCCGCCATGAGGGGCGCGACGTCCTGCTCGGCCACGCCGAGGTCGCGCCAGAAGGTGGCGGTCTGGGCGTACTCTGGCACGACGGAGGCCACCTTCATGGCGTAGTCGGCCCTCGCGGCCATGGACGGGCGCTGGGGGTTCTCGAAGCGGGCCCGGACGTTCCTCAGCCCATCCGGGAGCCCCTCCACGGTGGTGCCCTCCAGCTGGGCCAGGGCCATCGACGCCACGTCCTCCATGGCCCGGCCGTTGGTGCCGTTCAGCCACTCGGCCTCGCAGATCAGGTCGTTCTGGGCGGCGTAGATGGCCTCGGCGCTGCTCGGGTTGTCGAAGGCGATGCCCAGGGAGTTCATGGGGATGCTCGTCTCGCCGGAAAAGAGCTTGGCCAGGGTCTGGAGCTGGTCGTTGTAGGGCTGCATGGACATCTGGGGCATCTGGCCGTAGTGGGGGATGTCCCCGTTGGCGTTGGCCGAGACGAGCAGCATCTTGTCCATGCGCAGCTCGAGCTTGTTCTTCGAGAGCTGCTCGGCGGTCTTGCGGTCCACGCCGGCCAGGTAGCGCTGGGGCCAGGTGTAGAAGTAGGAGGCCACGTCGGTGTTGAAGCACACCGACAGGGCCCGGTCGGTGAGCGAGCGCACCGCCGGGCTGATGCGGGGCCTGCCGAAGGGCCTCTGGAGGTCCGGGCGGTAGCGAAGCGGCACCATGAGGGGGCGGCCCAAGGGGTTGGCCACGTCGTCGGTGTACCACTCTCCGCCGTAGCGGCGGCACACGTAGGTGCGCTCTGGGGTGTACACGTTCACCCAGACCGGCTCGGGGAGGCACCCCTCCTTCTGCTCCACGTCCACCACGGTCATGCCCGCGGCGATGCGGCGGCGCCTCACGTCCCACAGGGCCGCCGCCCAGGTGGCCGGGTGGGCGCCGACCACCACGTCGGGCTCGCCGTAGGTGCCGGCCCCGACCGTGAGGAAGGAGCAGCTGCTCACCAGCTGGGAGGTGGCAGCCTGGCGGTAGAGCTCGCCCATGGCGTTCGCGCGGAAGAGGTCGTCCAGGGGGCCGGCGTCCCCGTCCACGGTGAAGCCCGTGAGCACGGAGCGGGCCACGAGCATGTCCACGGCCTTGGTGGGCCAGCCCATGACCGACATGGCGGCCTTCACCGCCTCGGGGGCCTCGTCCTCGAGCTTCACCGCCGGGTTCACCTGCTGGCGGTAGTAGGCCTCGTTTCGCAGGTTGCCGGCGAGGTGGCGCTGCCACACCGCCAGAAGGTCGTTGAACAGCCTCACCTCGGCCGAGGTGGAGAAGGAGGTGGCCGCCGCGGCCACCTGGTAGGGCCGGATCTGCCCGGTGTCGTTTCCCGTCACAGCACCACGCACCCCCCTCCGGGGTCTCTCCTCGTAGTCTTCGCGGCCCACAGGGCCAGCGCCGCCGCCTCGATGCAGGTGGGGGAGTCTCCCCCGAAGGCCCAGCCGCCGTCTCTGCCCACGGGCCTCTCCACCGACGTCTTTGCCGACAGGTCCAGGGGCCCCTGGCCCTCGCCGGACAGGTGCAGCAGCGCGCCCGAGCCCACGGCCTCGGCCAGCATGGAGCAGGCGGCCACGACGCCGCGGGTGCCCGGGTCCATGAGGGCCTGGCGGGGCCACGCGGCCCTGAGGCGGTTCAGCAGGGCGTCCTTGCCCCTGAGCCCGTCCACGGCCACGGCGGCGACCTCGTCGGGGCCGCCCTTGGAGTCCAGGTACTCGGCGAGCCACGCCGTGCCGTCGGCGAGCGACGCGGTGCCCACGAGGCCCACGAGGGCCACGTCGCCGCACAGGTCGCAGGCGCACAGGGCCACCTCGGAGCCGTCGGGGCTGAACTTCACCCCGAAGGCGGTCTTGTCGGCGGCCGGGGCCTCTGCCGGGTCCGCGGCCAGCCTGTCCCACGCCTCCGCGCCTATCTTGGGCGCCCCGGCGCCCTCGGCCGGCGCCCACCAGCCCAGGCGCTCGCGGGCGAAGCCGTCGGCGCTCATGGAGGCGAACTCGCCCTCGGTGAACTCCTCGGACAGGCGCAGCCCCATGGCGGGGTTCGTGGCCCAGACGTCGTCGCGCACGGCGTCGAAGGCCGCCCCCTCGGGGGGCAGCCCCTCGACGCTCCACTCGTGCCAGCACGTGTTCCTCGGCGGGGCCCCGCCCGCGCAGGCGTCGCGCAGGCGCCTGAACACGGTGCCGGGGGAGCCCGGGCCGGGCGGCGTGCCGGTGTACACGAGCTGGCGGTAGCCCGTGGGGCTCGCCGCGAGGGTGGGCATGAGGGCCTCGACCTGCTCGTCGGTGAGCTCCTGGGCCTCGTCGTAGACCACGACGGAGTAGGTGTTGCCGCGGCTGGCCCCGCGGGAGCGGGCGGAGTACTCCACGTAGGCCCCGTTGGTGAGGTAGATGCCCTGCTCGCCGTTGGTGCGCCTGATGTTGGCCACCATGGCGCACACCTCGGGGTGGGCGGGGTCCGAGAAGAGGGCCGCGAGCCTCTGGAAGCTCTTGTTGGCGGTCTTGACCTGGTGGGCGGTGTGGAGGATGCGCTCCCCGCAGACGAGGAGCTTGTAGAACTCGAACACCTCGATGCAGCCGTTCTTGCCGTTCTGGCGCGGCACGGCCAGCCCGCAGGTGAGGTATGCCGGCGAGTCGTCGGCACGCCTCGCGAGCCAGGCCGACACCACGTCCTCCTGCCAGCCGTCGGGCGCGAAGCCGTAGGCCTCCATGAGGCGGCAGGCGTCGGGGCCGTCGGTGTACGCCTCCTCGCCGGAGCGGGCGTCAACGCGCGGCTCTCTGCTTCCTGCTCTGGGAGACGAGCCTGAGCACGCTGTCCTTGCCGGCATCGGCCCCACCCCCTCCCACGTCAGCGCCGTCCACGATGCCCAGCTGCTTGTTGAGCTGGCGTATCTCGGCGCTCGCCTGCTTCATGGTCTGGATCATGGGCACCGCCTTGACGTCGCCCATCTTGTTCTCGTAGGCCACCTGTGGCAGCCCGTCGCCCACGTCCATGTCCGAGATGCAGCGCTCCACCACGGCGTACCACTGGACGAGCAGGGTGAGGGCGGGGATGTCCTGGGTCCTGAAGGTGCGGCCTTTGCAGATCTCGTCCCACTTGGCGCTCATGAACGCGCTCTCCCGGACCTGCCGGGGCTTGGCGGGCGCTCTGGTCTTTGCCACGGGTCGCCTCCTCCATGAAAAAGGCCGCCCGTGGGCGGCCTGCGCGGGGGCCCGGAGTTGCACCGGGGTCTCCTCTATCAAGGCGTAATCCTTCTAGTACCACGCCCCGCTAACGTCTCTTTTCCCACAAGGAGAGGACCCTGTCAATCATGGCGCGCTCTTCGGTCGTCGGATTCGTCGCCCCTTTCTTGGGACCTTTCTCGACGTGCTCGTAGCCGTGATGGGTGTGCGGGCCTTTGATTTTGTTCTTCCCCTTGCCGTGATAGTGCTTGAGGTCAACCTGCTTGGTTCGCTTGTTGTTTTTGTCGAAGTAGATTATGCGATAGGGCTCGCCATTCGACACCTCGACGTACACGCGCCCGGCGGTCATGGTGTCCATGAGGGTTTCGGCACCTGGGCCGTTCTTCTCCACGAACTTGATGTTCCACGAGGTCATCAGTGCGTGGTACTGGCTGCCGTAGGGGTTGCCGTAGTCGCTGATGCCGCTCGAGGCACCACGTCCGCCCATCTCAAGCACCTCCGAACCGTTCGTTTTCGAACCTGACCACCTCGCATGGGACGGGGGCCCCGGTATCGGGGCCATACCACAGCAGGCAGGATGGCCTGCACCGGCGCAGCGCCTCGGCGAGGCCGTCGTTGAAGGCGGCGCGGACCTCACCGAAGGAGCACCCGACGCTGGAGACGGCCACGGTGGAGCCATCCGGCACGCCGGAGAAGCACCACCCGTAGGTCTCGGGCTGGGCCCACGTGAGGTTCGGCACCACCGTGACGCCGCCGTCGGACCACCACCGGGCGAGCGCCAGCGATCGGTAGAGGTTCCACGCCTGCATGGGGGCCGGCATGTCCAGGTAGAGCGAGAAGTCCGGGGCGACGACGCAGCCGAAGCCCCGCAGCACGTCGAGGTAGCGCTCGGGGCGCGACCAGACTCGCTCGAACTGGTAGTCGTCCAGGAAGAAGTGGCAGCAGGCGCCGGCCTTGTCGGCGTCGACCATGGACTTGGCGTAGTTGAACCCGACGAGCCTGTCCGGGCGCACGTCCACGGTGGGCAGCTCGGGGAAGCCCGAGGGGCCGCAGTCGGTGCGGGAGACCTTGTCGAGGTTGTACGCGGTTCCTGTCCTTCCGCGCTCTGCCCCGTAGGGCAGGGCCTTGGCCTTGAAGTCGAAGCCCACAGGTTTGAGGTCGAACCCCTTGGCCTCGAGCCGCCTCACCGAGTTCTTGAGCCTCGCCTTGTTCCAACGGGAGAGGTCCCCCGTCTTGTTGTCGGCGATGCGGAACGCGGCCACCTCGTCGTCGGTGAGTCGGTCGAGGAACTCTATGCGCTCGTCGGGCACCTCGGTCCAGCCGAGGCGCCTCAGGGCCTCCAGCCGTCCGTGGCCCGCGACCACCGTGGGGTCGTCGCGGCCGCGCAGGGCGATGGTGCCCACGAACCCGTAGGCCTCGATGGAGGCCATGAGCTCGGGGATGCCGCGGGTGTGGTCGCGCTCGTTGTCGGGGGAGGGGAGGATGTCGGAGATGAGCACGGGCGGCACCTCCCCTCTGTCGTCACAGCTCCCTCGTGGCTCCCACGGCGCGGTCGATCAAGGAGCTGCAAGCGCTGCCGAGGTAGCTTCGAACATCCTCCATGTCCGCGTCGTCCCGCAGGAACTTGACGCCTTTGGCGGTGATGGAGAGGCCGCTGTACGACCCCATGCCCTTGAGGTCCGCCCTCACGTAGCCGCAATCGGCCATGTCGCCGATTACCGAGCGGTAGAAGACCGGGTTGATACCGGTGACCTCCTCGGCCTTGGCGGCGCTGGGTTCCACGCCGGCCTCGATGCAGGCATAGAGGTAGCTGAGCGCCTTGAACATGGCCACGTGGTAGTTCTCCGGGGCCATCGGGCCTCCTCTCGTACGCAAAGGCCCCCTTGCGGGGGCCTCGGGTCGGTGATGGTGTTGCGCTTGGTCAGAACAGGCACGCCTCGATGACGTCCTTGCCGCGCAGGGCGCCCAGCCACTCCGGGGGAATCCCCTCCGTGCCGTAGACGATGCCCGCGATGGAGCCCGCCACGGCGGCCGTGGTGTCCGTGTCGTCGCCCAGGTTGACCGCCTTGAGCACGCAGTCCCGGTAGCTGTCCGTGGTGAGCAGGCACCAGTAGGCGGCGGTCTCGGTGTCGAGCACGTAGCCGCCGGAGCGGACGTCCGACTCGGCCATGGATTCTATGTCGCTAGCCCCACGGATCGCGCGGCGCGGGTCCTCGCCTGCGGCCAGGGCGCGAGCCGTGCACACCATGCGCACGCAGGCCTCGGTCGATGTCGGGTGGGCGTGGGTGACCGCGCAGGCGGCGCGCACGTCGTCGTCCGTGCGGCCCATGAACGCCATGGGCACGCAGCGCATGAGGCCGCCGTTGCCGTTGTCCCGCTCGCCTGCCATGCCCCGACCCGACGAGAGGGCGCGCACGGTGGTGTTGCCGATGTCGAAGAGGCCGTCGACGGTGTATCTCCCGTCCTCGTACCAGTCCTCGAAGCGGCGGCGGATGTCCGTGACGTCCACGCGCCCCAGCTCCCGGTATGAGTCGCACAGGGCGAGTGCCATGGAGGTGTCGTCGCTCCACGTGCCGGCGGGCTGGTCGTGGGTGCCGTGGCCCGCCATGCCCGAGCACTCGAAGGTGCCGCGGCGCCTGAACTCGAAGGGCACGCCCAAGGCGTCGCCCACCGCCATGCCGTAGACGCAGGCGCGGAGGTCGCCGGGCATTACTTGGAGCCCTTCTTGATGCGTGCGGCGATGTGGGGGTTGGCGGTCAAAAAACCGTCGGAGTCGCTCTTCTGGCGCTGACGGATATCCTCAGCCGAACGCCTTTTGGGAGCCTTCTCGGTCTTGCTCTTCATAAGGCATCATCTCTCCTTCACGTAAACGTAAGTATACGGGCTTCCAGGCTTGATTGAAATTGAGTCAATGATGTATTGCGCCTTCTTCGACACGAGCACCTCGTTCTCGTTGGCGAAGAGGGAGATGTGCTTGATGGACGTGCCCTTGGTCTGGGTACCGGAGACGAAGATAACCGACCGTTTTCCGGTCCCGGCATATCCGCTGCCCGAGAAGCTGCGGGCCGTCGATTCAGCCGTCGACCATGAGGCCGTTCCGAGGTTCACGTCAATCTTGTCTCCGACCCGCAGCGCCTTGACAGTGGCCTTGTCCAGCTTGATGCCGCGGTAGGTGCTGCCGCCGGCCCACTTCGGCGCCTTCTCGATATACGTCTCGATGTTCTTGGCGTCCTTGAGGGCCTGCGGGCTCCCCTTGCCGGTACGCTGGGCCTGCCTGATGGCCGAGTAGGCCGAGCCGGAGTAGCTCCTCACCGAGCCGTGGAGCTCCTTGGCGACGTCCACGCTGACGCCGAGGTACGCGGCGGTCTTCTCGGGCGTGTCCGGAATCTCCGAACCTTGGAGGTGGCCCCTCTGGACGGGCTGTTTGGCCGCAGCCCTCGCCCTCACCTTCGCTGTGAAGCTCGACGCGCCGCGACCGCCCATGGACACCGCCTCCTAGCTGGGATTACTCGGTTGGAAGGTGCGATGCCCCTATGTCTGGACGCGGAGCTTCTTCAGGCAGCGCGGCGGCCGCTTGTTGGCGTTCTGCTGGGAGACCGTCGCCCACCGGCAGTTCTCCGGGCAGTAGTCGCCGTCGTTGTCGATGCGGTCGATGGTGAGGTCGTCGCGGTAGCCGTTGGCAAGCGCCCACTCGCGGAAGGCGGAGAACGAGTGCCGCCACTCGTCGCAGACCTTGATGCCCCGGTCGCGGTAGTCGTGCAGGTGCCGCTCGTCCGCGCCCTTGATGACGCCGCAGCGCTCCCGCATGTGACCGAAGATGCGGTAAAGGCGGTTGGTCGAGCCTTTTCTCTCGGAATAGGGGCCTTCGCACTCGTCCTCTTTCGGCGCGACGTAGGACTTTCCCGTGGCCTTGATTCCAGCAGGTCCGATGCTGTGAGGGCAGTCGGGGTGGCCGCAGTAGCCGCGCCCCTTCTGCCTCAGCTCGTTGGTGTCGCGCACCACCTCGCGTCCACAGTCGCACCGGCAGATCCACGCCCTGCGGCCGCACTTCCGGGTCGGCTCAAGCACCGTGACGTGGCCGAACCTCTGCCCGAGCAGGTCGATGGGCACCATGGGGGCCTCCAATCGGCGCAATGGATTCGAGAAAAATCAGAGAAGAGGTAAATCAGCTCAATGCCTGCGGGTGAGCCGCCGGCACCCGCCGGGGGACCTCCCCCCACCCCTTCGAGCGGCCCCGGGGGCCGGCCCCGGATGGTCCCCAGAGGGGCCTGGATGCCCCTTGGAGGCCGTGTATCACCCTTTCCGTACCCCGAGTGCCTATACGCGCCTCCCGGCCCTCTGGCGGCCTCTCAGCGTCTCTCGGAGGCCGTCGCCCCTCACCACCGGCCACCGGTGTCGGCCATGGACGGCCCCGAGGGCGGCGGGCACCGCCGCGAGGGGCTGCGGCCCCGGGCGGAGTCCATCTCCAGCGCCTGTCCGAACCCGTCGAGCCTGAAGTGCTGCCGGTTTCCCTTGAGCCTGTTGCACAGCCTGTGGGCGGGCTGGACGTTGTCCCAGTCCAGCTCGGAGCCCCCCAGGGAGCAGGGGAGGGCCTCGTCCACCTCGAAGGCGCCCGGGTCCCCGGCGGGCAGCGAGTAGTCGATGGGGTCGCCGCAGATGGCGCAGGGCAGCCCGAGGGCAGCGAGCCGGGCGCGCAGCTGGCGCCTGCGGTGGCCGTTGGCGGCGTAGCGGCTCCTGGCCACGGGCCCCACCCCCCCCCGAGCGCCACGGGAAAGGGCGCCCGCCCCCTGGGAGCGAACGCCCTTGCGTGTGAAACAGAAAAAACGGACGATACCAGTTTCGCGAAAACCGAGTCTCACGTCAAGCCCCCGCAGGGCCTCCATCCGCCCCCGTCGCCCGCCGCCGGGCTCCGGGTCCGCCCCCGGCCGCCCCTCCCTAGGGAGCCGCCCCCTGGCGGGCGCGGTCGAGGCCGACGCTGTCCACGTAGTCCAGGGCCACGCCGTGCCAGCGGAAGCACGTCGCCCGGGCGGCGCCCATCTCCGAGGCCACGTCCTCCCACGTCAGCCCGTCCACGTAGCGGAGCTCCAGCACGGCCCCGTAGGCCTGGCCCAGCCGGCCCTTGACCCCGGCGATGACGGCCAGCCCCTCTCCCACGAGGGCCTCGGCCGCCGGCAGGCGCTCCCTGGCCGCCTCCACCGCCGCGAGCATGGCGCATGCCTTGCCGGCAGTGGGGTCGGACACCGCCTTGGCCGCCCCGCCCCCGCCGCCGCCGGAGAGCGCGCTCTCCCCTCCGCTCTCGATGACCGCCCAGAGCCTGCCCACCTCCGCGGCGGCCCGGGAGACATCGGCGAAGAACTCGGCCGCCGGGGCCTCGGACACCCTCACCACCCGATCTCCTCGGCCTCCACGCCCACGCCGGCCACGGCCCCGTAGCCCTTCACGAGGACCTCCTCCACGATCAGGGCGTCGTCGGCGATGACTCCCTGCCGCACGAGCACGTCCTCGAGGGTCTTGGCCATGTTCGACAGGTCCGGGCGGCTCGTCTTGGGGTCGCCGGCCACGTGGCGGCAGGTCTCGGCGTAGGACCACGTGAGCCGGAGGCGAAGCGGCCCTGCGAGCGGCACGCCCGCCACCTGCTCCACGAGCGGCCCCATGCGGGCGGCCAGGGCGTCCTCGGCCCCCCTCAGGGCGTCGGACTTGCCGACGAAGGCCCTCCCGCCCCTCCGGTGCACCTCCAGGTCGTTGTGGGTCGTCTCCGGCGGCACCATGGCCATGAAGTGGCGCACGGACCTGAGGCCGACCCCTTCCGGGACGGTTTCAATATCATTCATATGAACTCCTTATGATTGTCCGGGGCGGTGCGGGATCTGTCGACCCCTTGAGCGGGTGGGGTGCTGTCGCACCGCGTTAGCGTGTCGCGCGCCCTGAAGGTGAGCGCGCCCTTGGCGCTCACCGAGGGGCGAAGCACCTCACCCCGAGGGGGGGTGTGGTAACACCCCTTTAAAAGTCGTACACCCCCCCGGGGTGTACGAGGGGGTGTACGTACACCCCCCACCCTCAACCACCACTTGAGGGTTTGGCGGCTTTTCCATAAAATGCGATACCTCTCAGCCGCCGACGGGAAGCTCGTACTCCACTCCCTCGCCGACGCCGAACGGGTCCGGAGAGCGCGTGTCGTAGAGCGCGAAACCCTCCGAGGGGCCGGCCGCGCGGTAGGGTGACCACTCCGCCTTGGCCACGGTCCAGCGCTTCACCCGGTCCGCCGTCACCTCGCCCCCGAAGGCCGGGTCCGCCTCCATGCGACGGGCCACCTCCGCCCTCGTGGGCACGGCGCCGTCGGCCCTCGCCCCCTCGATGGCCCGCCCCATGGCCTCCACGATGTCCTCCCGCCTCGCCTTGGCGTGGGACCTCTTCTTGTCGTTGATCTTCTGGACCACGGCCAGGCCGTCCTCGTCGAGGCCCCTCAGGGTCCCGCTGGCGTCGGGCAGGAAGCGGGGCCAGCGCCAGACGAGGTCGAAGGGCTCGGGGCTGGCGAACTCCCGCAGGGTCGCCGTGACCCTCCAGGCCGTGGCGCCGCCCAGGGACTCCTCGGCGGCGGAGCCCTCGGGCACGTAGAGCTGGCACATGTCCACGATGGCGTCGGCGTCGCGGGCGAACACGCCGCTGCCGCTCATGCGGTCGATGGAGCGCCGGTCCCCGAGGCTGCCCTTGGCGTGGTGGTGGGCGTAGATGACGGCGCACCCGCACTCCGAGGCGAGGCGGTCCAGCTGGTTGGTGAAGCGGGATATGGCCGCCGCGTCGTTCTCGTCGCCGCCGTTGACCTTGTAGATGGGGTCCACGATGACGGCCTTGAAGGTGCCCTTGGGCCCGCGCTTGAGCACCCGGTGGACGATGCGCGGGGCGAGCCTCTCCATGTCGGCGGCGTGGCCCCTCAGGTCGAGGCGCACGAAGTTGCGCTTGATGGCCTCGAGGCCGCTCCCGCACTGGCCGCACTCCTCCCGGTCCTCCCACACCCTGTGCTGGCGGTCCCGGAAGCTCGCGTCCGCGATCTCGAGGTTAACGTAGTAGACGGGGCCCTCGGCGCAGGGGTAGCCCCACCACGTGCCCCCGCAGCAGATGGCCTCGGCCAGGTCGATGAGGGCGTAGCTCTTGCCAGCCTTGGACGGGCCCGCCAGCACCATCTTCTGGCCCTGGCGCAGGATGCCGCGCTCCCCCTCGCCGATGAGGGCCGGGGCGAGCTCGATGGGGTCGTCCCAGTCGCCGGAGACGTCGTCGGGCAGGTCGTCCTCGTTCTCCGCCCTCCAGGCGCACCACTCGTCCCAGCTCGAGGCACCGCAGCCGGTGTCCACCAGGGCCTGGAGCTGGCCCCCGCGAACGAGGCCGGGCATCCTCGAGAGCCGCGACGGGTTCTTGTTCTGCCCGTCGGGGGAGAAGCCGCACTGGCGGCAGTAGGCGTAGAGCTCCTCCACCCGCTTGCGGTAGAGGGCGAAGTCCGTCCCCGCGTCAACCCTCACGATGGCGTGGACGCTCTTGTTGCCGCTCGTGACCACGGCGGCGCAGGGCAGGTGCATCTCCCGGATCATGGGCAGCTGCTTCTCGTAGGGCAGCTCGTCGGACTCCACGAGGGCGTAGCGGTACTCCACCACGTCCTCGTTGCGCACCCCCCGGCCGTTGAAGGGGTTGAACCGTATCCACCCGCCCACGGAGCGGTCGTAGTCCCCCACCACGGCCTCCATGGAGCACTCCGCGTCCGGGGCCGCGGACCACTTGGCCAGCGCCTGCCTGAGCTCGCCTGCGGTGCGGGTGTACACGCCCCTCGTGGGGACCTTGCGGTCGCTGCCCTCGGGGCAGAAGCTCTCGGTGGAGTAGGCCACGTAGTCCCCGTCGTCGAACAGCGCCTCGAGGTAGCGGCCGAGCATGGCCATGGACGTGCGGGCGGCGGCCGCGTCTCCGGCGGTCGGGGCGGCCCGGCTCGGGTCCTCGTCCTGGGTCCACGCCGGGTCCGGCCGGGCGGGGGAGCGGTCCGAGAGGCTCACCTCGTCGTCCCAGGAGAAGGCCGCGTCGGCCCCCTCCGGCATCCAGCCGGCCCGCCGGGCCATGGCGGCCAGGGTGCCGCTCCTGACGCGGTCGCCCTCGGTGCGCCCGAACCCCGCCCACTTGCGCTCGCACTCCCCGGGCCGGTAGCGCGCCCCGTCGCGCCGGCTCCACCGGTCCCAGAGCGACACGTCGAGGCCGCTCTCGTGCAGGGCCATGCCCACGTCCACCCACTCCTGGTACGACAGGCGCCCCGGGTCGACCCAGTCCAGGGCCTCGGCGAGGTCGCCGTGGTCCTCTGGCTCCGTGTCGAAGCCTCGGAAACGTGTCATCGGACCACCTCCTTCGTTGTCGAAAGGGGGGGTGCACCACGGGTTCCCGTCGTGCACCCCCCCCCTATGCGTGTGTTGAGAGGCGCCCCGTGCTCCTAGCTCCAGTCGCCGCGCATGCGGCGCTCGTACTTCTCCAGCAGCTCCCGGTCCCTGCGCTCGGCCATGGCCGCCTCCGGTCCCCGGTCCGCCTCCGTGCCGCAGCGCGGGCAGTACCTGGCCCCCTTGGAGAGGCGGCGCCCGCAGGCACCGCAGCGGCACTGGGGGCTCGCCCCTCCCTTGTGAAGGGTCACCTTGGCCGTGCGCTCACCCATGGGTCTGCGCCTCCCTCGCGACCCCGACGGAGGCCGCCACCTTGGCCTCGTAGAGCAGGCCGGCCGACGCCGACTCGCGCACCACCGTGTAGACGGCGTAGCGTCCGCCCCCGCAGAGGCGGCAGCGGCGCCCCTCGAACTCGCCCACCATCAGTCCACCTCCCGCACCGAGTCGGCAAAGCGCTCCAGCCTGCCCACCGCCTCGTCCAGTGCCATGGACCCGGGAGCCGCCTTGAGCCCGCGCTCGGCGGCGAACCTCACCGCCAGCGCCAGCGTGGACGGGTAGCACTCCAGGGCGCGCCACCGAGGCTCGTCCAGCGGGTCGCCGGTCTTCGGGTCCGTGTCCACCCGCTCGTAGAGCTGCCAGCACCGGAACCCCTTGAGCGGCCGGGCCTGCCAGCCGTCCCCCAGCTCTATCACCGCCATCAGTCCACCTCCCCGACCATCGCCGCCACCTTGGCCCTCTGGGCCGCCACGTGGGCCGTGTAGGCCCGCTCGCACTCGGTCAGGCACTCCACTGCCTTGCGCAGGTCCCGTGCCCTCTCGGAGGGCGTGGCGCCCTTGTACGGCCATCGCCAGACGTACTTGGCCGCGCACCCCCACCAGTAGGCCACCATGGGCGGCACGTCGGCGTCGGCCATCATCGCCGCCACCGCGTCCTTGGCCTCCATGCCCCCGTGGCAGTAGTGCGATGGCCGCGTCACCTCGTCGTAGGCGTCGTCGGCGCGCTCCGCTCCGCGCAGCTCTAGGGTCCGGTACGTGACGCTCATCGGTCATCGCCTCCGTCCTCCATCGCCGCGACCCGCTCGCCGAGGTCGGCCAGGCGGGCCCGCAGGGCGTCCAGCCGGTCCAGCGTCTCGCCGATGACGGAGCGGGCCACGCCCGCGTCCATCCCGTCGCCCCTGCGGGTGCATCGGGCCGCCCCGTCCATCAGGTGGATGCCGGCGGCGCACATATCCGACGCGATGTCGCGCATCTCGGCGCGGGCCTCATTGGCAGCCATCATCGCTTCCCCCCTCCATCCCGTCGGCCAGGGACCACAGGCGCGCGGCCACGAACCACCGGGTGCTCAGCGCCATGTCGTAGAGCCTGCCCTGCCCTATCCGGCCGCCGCGGCGCGCCTCACGGCGCACCTCGCCGAGCTCCAGCCAGAGCCCGTAGACGAATTCCTCCACGTCGCCGACGGCGTCTGCCAGCTCCTCGTCACTCATCGCTTCCCCCCTCCCTGACCATGACCACGGTGGCGCCGGTGGGGCGCCCGTCACGGTCTCTGTCCCACGTCTCGTGGGCCGTGCGGTACCCGCACCTGCCGACGACGTACATCCACCGGTCCAGCTCCTCCCCGGAGTCGTACTCGGCCACGCACCACCCACGCTCGTCGTCGTGCTCGTCGCACTCGTCGAGGACGACCAGCGCGTAGGGCCTCAGTCGGTCACCCATCGTCTCGCTCCTCTCTCGGCATCCCGTCCCACCGGTCGCGGGCCTCCTCCAGCGTCCACGCCAGGGGCCCGCGCACCCCGCATCCGTGGCAGGCCATCTGCCCGCGGGCCGGGTAGCGGCCCTGTTGGCGGACGAAGGACGGCTTGGCGGCGCCGCAGGCGGGGCAGGGCTTGATGCTCACTCCCATCTGACGTCCTCCCCGTCCGTTATCGCCTTATGTATGAGGACGTTGATGTCGAGCATGTCTATCCGGGCGTCGGTCAGCCGACGCGTCAGATAATCGCCCGCGTAGTCCTTGGCGCGCCTGCCGCACCTGGCCTCGACGTCCAAGAGCTTCTCGTGCGCCCGAAACGCAGCGTCCCACGCGTGGTCGCAGGCCATGGACGCGGCCAGCAGGGCGGCGCGGTCCTCGGCGGTGAGGTCAGTCATCGGCGCCCCCTCTCACCAGCTCCACCGTCACGTGCAGGCGGTCTCCGCCCCGGACGGTGCCCTCGGGCACGATGACCGCGGGCACCTGTATGAAACCACCCAAGCCGTAGTCGAGGTACACACTCGGGTCGTCGACGACGGCGATGCAATTGGACCAGTTCAGAGGCACCGCCTCCATCCCGGGAACGCCGAAGTCCACGATGCCGTCGACGGGCAGCTCCTCGTCCACCAGGGCGGTGCGCTCACTCATGGCCTGTCGCCACCCTCGCCCCGCAGTGGGGGCAGTAGTTGAACGACGGCCTGTACGGGGGCTCGGTCTCGAACCAGCCCTCGTCGCCGTACATCATCACCCCGCCGCAGTTGGAGCAGACGAAGTACCCACAGTCCTCGTCGGTGTCGTCGGTCTCGTGCTCCACGTCGTCCTCGTCCCAGCGGGTGGCGTACTCTTCGGGGTCGAAGGTGCAGGTGAGCCCGGTGTCGCTCATGCGGATTCGCTCACTCATCGTCCGTCACCCCCGAGAGGGCCTTGGCGCGGGCAACGATGTCGGCGGCCACCGCACTTTTGCAGCCATCCGTGTCATACCGCTGGTAGGGGTACTCGCCGTCGACCTTAGACGGGCAGTCGCTGCACTCGATGTCCCGGCACGACCAGTAGTCTTGAAACTCCTTCAGCGCGTCCTCCGCCAGCCGCTCCCAGCTTTCGGGGCGCCGGTGGGTGAGGTCCTCGTCGCGAATCTCGTAGACGTTGCCGGTCTCGCTGAAGGTCCGTACGTTGAACCTCTTGCCGCGCAGGAGGCGATTGACGGTATGTGCGGAGCCGTCGTCTCTGTACACCGTGTCGCCCACCTCGATGGGCACCCCGTCGCGGTCGAGCACTGGCTCAGGCTCGGGCTCGGTGCGGGTGAGGCCGTCGAGGGAGACCGCCCCGGCGGGGTAGGCGATGCCGTCGATACCGGCGGCCCTTATCTCCTCGCCGTCCCCCGCGACCAGGACGGTACCGTCCCGGTCGAAGCCCACGCGGTCGACCGCAACCCTCCGGCCCGTCCCGGCGTCCCACAGCACGTCCCCGGGCACCACCGGCTCGCCGTCCACCACGGGCCACTCGATGCCGGGTGGGAGCGTCTGCCGGCTCGTGGTAAGGTCCAGAGCCTCGGCGATGACGCGGCGGGCGTGGTTGCTCACGCCGTACCGCACGCCGTCGATGACGATGTGCCAGTTCCGGTTGTCGCGGGTGACGTGCGCCGTCCCCACGCCGCCGTCGGGGTCCCTGCACAGGCACGGAACGTCCTCCGGGGCGTCGCCGACGCGCCTCACGCGCTCGCCGGGGGAGAGGTGCAGGTGGTCGCAGTCGCCGATGACCGTCGTGGTCGTGGCATACACCTCGACGCTCTCGACCGTCATCGGGTCGAAGGTCCCATGCTGCACAGTGTCCCCGATGCGGACGGGCGAGCCGTCCTCGTAGAGCGGCCAGTAGCCGCCGATGGTTCCTTGGTTCATTTCTCCTCCTTCTCGGCCCGGGTCTCCACGTTCAAAGCCGTCATCCACCCGAGCTTCCGCCTCGCCGTCTTGACGCCGACCGGCGGCGGGGTCATGTCCGGCGGCGGGGCTCCCTGTGACCAGATCTCATCCGAGAGCGCGTACCTCGCCCGTCCGTCCATGTGGAGCCTCACCGGCCCCACGTCCACGGCGCACACCCCGGCGAAGCCGTCCGGCTCCGACGGGTGCCATGCCACGCGCCCGCCGCCGTGGCCCACGCCCCAGAGCTCGGCCGGGACCACGACGAGCCCGGCGTCCCCGATGCCGTCGAGCACGAGGTCGGCCATCGCCTCCACGTCGGCCGCGCCCCACGGCCGCTCCGCGTCACCCATCGCCGCCCCTCCTTCCGTCCCGCCGCCACCGGTCCACGGTGGAGCGCCCGACGCCGAGGTAGGCGGCGGCGCGCCCGCGGGTGATGCGGCCCTCGTCCACGGCCCCGCACACGGCCCGCCACCCCTCGGGGCGCGGCGCCCTCGGCCGCCCGAGGTGCTTGCCGCGGGCCCGGGCGGCGGCGATGCCCTGGGCCTGCCGCTCGCGGAGCTTCTCCCGCTCCAGCTGGGCCACGTAGGCGAGGAGCCGGATGACGACGTCCGATATGAGGCGCCCGGTGACGCCCCCCCCGGAGACTCCCGGGTGTCCAGCAGGGGCATGTCGAGGACCACGATGTCCACGCCCAGGGCCGTGATGGACGCCCACGCGTCGCAGACGTCGCCGTAGTCGCGGCCCATGCGGTCGATGGAGGCCACGTAGAGCACGTCGCCGGGCCTGAGGGCCGAGACCATGGCCCGCCACCGGGGCCGGTCCATGTCCTTGCCGCTCTGCCGGTCGCACCACAGGCGGTCCACGAGGGGCGCCAGGGCGTCGGTCTGGCGGTCGAGGTTCTGGTCGGCCGTGGACACCCGGGCGTAGCCGTGGGCGGTCACAGCCCCCTCACCCCCTCGTTGCGCGCCACCATGGCCGGCCAGTCCTCGCGGTCCGCCGCCACGAAGTCCAGGCACGTGCGCCCGGCCTCGCCGCACTCCACGGACGGCCCGGGCACCCGGCGGCACCTCCCGCCCGCTGGCACGTCCAGCCACAGGCGGCAGCGTCCGCAGTCGTCGGTCAGGTAGGGGCGGCGGCCCCAGGGGGCGGTCACCACTCCTCCCGGGGCAGGTCCAGGGGGACCGCGGCCGCCGTGCGGAACACGGCGTCGCAACCTACCACCCTCGCGCTGTCGGTCAGTATGGTCGCGTAGGCCGCCGCGTCCGCGGGGTCCGAGAACGCCGCGACCATGGCGCACCCGTCGCCGCCCATCGCCTCCACGATGTAGACCTTCCTGCCCTCTCCCATCCGTTCTCCTCTCTAATGGACGGGGCGCCCCGGTGGGACGCCCCTCGTCTCGTGTGCTATGCGGCCCTCGGGTCGTATGTGGCCGGGTCGACCCCGACGGGGACCCGCCATCGGTTCTGGGCGAGGCGCGACATCATGGCGCTCGCCTGCGCGAAGGTCCATGTGCCGGGGTGGCGGAAACCCTTGCGCTCGAGCATCCTCACCTGCTTGGGCGTGGCCATGCCCGCATCCGCCCGGCGCTTGAGCGAGTCGAGCACCTTCGAGGCCTTGCCCCGGCACATGGCAGAGCCGTCGATGCCCCACCTCTCCAGCGCGTCAAGCTGCCTGGCCGACGGCTCCGAGCGCTCCCAGGCGAAGGCCGGCTCGTACCCGGACAGGTCGGCGTCGCAGATGGACACCTCGAACTGCAGGGGGTCCACGAGCCTGGACTTGTGCTTGCGCATCTCCGCGAGCTTGGTGGCCAGGGCCCTCTCCCGGGCCTCCTGCACGTCCTCCGCGGCCATGACCTCCACGTCCATGAGGTCGGCGCCGGCCCCGTCCGCCTCGCCGGCCACGATCTCGTCCATGCGAGCCGACACCTCGGGGTCGGCCCCCATGAGGCTCGCAGGGCGGCACAGGTCCATGCGGCCCGTCTGCCACAGGAAGTCGAGGAGCAGCAGGTGGTCCTTGCCGGTCTCCGGCGACAGGCGGGTGCCCCTGCCCACCATCTGGCAGTACAGGGACCGGCTCCTGGTGGGCCTGAGGACCGCCACGCAGTCCACGGCCGGGCAGTCCCATCCCTCGGTGAGCAGCATGGAGTTGCAGAGCACCGAGGTCCTGCCGGAGGCGAAGTCGGCGATGGCCTCTGCGCGGTCCTCGGAGGCGCCGTCCACCTCCGCGGCGGCCACGCCCCGCTCGAGTAGCCTGTCGCGCAGGGCCTCGGCCGTGCGAACGAGGGGGAGGAAGCAGACGGTCCGGCGGTCGGCGAACCGGGACGCGATCACGTCGGCGATGGCGTCGAGGTAGGGGTCCAGGGCGTCGCCCAGCTGCCCTGCCGCGTAGTCCCCGTTGGACTGGGAGACGCCGGAGATGTCGATGTCCAGGGGGACGGTCAGGGCCCGGATGGGGGAGAGGTGGCCCTCCTTGACCGCCCGGGCCAGGCCGTACTCGTAGGCGACGGAGTCGAAGACCTCGGAGAGCCCCCGGCGGTCGGACCTGTCCGCCGTGGCCGTGACCCCGAGGACCCGGGCCCCGCCGAAGTGGTCGAGGACCCTGCGGTAGGAGTCCGACAGGGCGTGGTGGGCCTCGTCGACCACCACGAGGTCGAACCGGCCCGGGTCGATGCGGGACAGGCGCCCCTCGCGGCAGAGGGTCTGCACGGAGCCCACCGTCACGGCGTTGTGGGTGCCGAGGCAGCTCGAGGCCGCCTGCTCCCGGGCGCAGGAGAGCCCCGTCACCGCCGAGATCTTGGCCTCGGCCTGGTCGAGGAGCTCTCCCCTGTGGGCGAGTACGAGGGTCCTGCCGCCCTGGGCGGCCACCCGCCCGGCGACCGTGGCGAACACCACGGTCTTGCCGGTGCCGGTGGCCTGGACCACGAGGGTGCGCCGTCGCCCCTTGGCCCACTCCCCGAAGACGGCGTCCACGGCGTCCCGCTGGTAGTCGCGGAGCTCCATCAGAAGCCGCCGAACCCGCCCGCCTTGGGCGCCGCGGCCGGGGCGGAGGGGGCTGAGGGGGCCGCCGCAGCGGCCTCGGAGGGCTTCAGGAACTCGGTGACCTCGTTGTACTCCTTGCCGTTGTACTCGCGGTTTCCCACCTTGCAGGCACCCTCGGCCCCCAGGGCCTCGCCCCAGGGCAGGCGCCCGTCCATGGAGGCGTCCTCGGGGATGAGCGAGCAGGCCTTGAAGAACTGGGCGCTCTTCCACGCCTGCTTCTGGGTGAGGAAGAGCTTCACCCACGCCTTGCCCTCGCCGCCCGGGCCGGAGAGGCTGAGCTCCAGCTCGGCCATGGGGCAGGGGGGAAGCTTCGTGGAGCCGTTGTAGCGCTTGCGCTCGAAGGCGGTCACGCGGAAGCGGTACTGCCCCGGCGTGAGCACCGTGTAGGCCGGCGCCGTCTCGTAGGAGACCTCGGAGTCCCAGTCGAGGGCGATGTCGTCGTTTGCCATGTCCTGTTTCCTCTCTCTTTAGAAGGGCACGTCCTTCTGCGCCCTGATCTTCTGCACCATCCGGAACACCTTGTCCCAGCCGCCCACGAGGAAGTCCACGAACTCCTGGGGGTACGCCGTCGGGTCGCAGTCTGCCGGGTAGTTGCCGGATGCGGCCACGGCCGCCCTGAGCTCCGCCTCGGCAACGCCGTCGGCCTCCATGAGGTCCGCCAGGGGCGCCATGGTCTCAGGCCACCCCGCCGTCGGCTCCAGGAGGCACGGCTCCTCGCCGTCCGGGGCCGGAGACTCCGGGAAGACCGCGGTGCCGGCCTCGGTGGCCACGGTGGCGGCCGGCGCCGGGGCGAGGAGCGCGGCGAGCGTCCCGTAGGTGCCCTCGTCAAGAGGCATCTCGTCGGGCAGCCCGAAGCGGTTCTTCGCGTCGTAGGTGGCGTCGTGGGTGGTCTTGACCACGCGGCGGCGCCCGGCGGCCGTGACCTTGCCGCTCCGGTCGTCCTTGGAGACGTAGACCTTGTAGTCGAGGAAGAGGACCATGTCGGCCCACTCCTTGACGAGGGCGGCGTTGGAGACGCGCTTGGTGTCGACGAGCTTCATGGACCACTTGTCGTAGGAGTTGGCCTCCTCGGGGCGCTCCACCTTGGACAGGATCGCGTGGCCGAGGAGCACGACGTTCACGCCCCGGTCCACCACCTCGCCGAGGAGGGCCACGAGCTCCGAGAAGCGCTCCTTGACCAGGACGTAGCCCTTTCCGTACCCCCAGTCCTCGATGGAGCGCTTGTCGGGGTCGGAGGCGACGACGGCCTCGGTGCAGAGGCGCTCGGCGGCGTCCACGGTGTCGATGACGAGGGTGCCGAAGGTGTGGGAGCCCGCCCCGTCGCGGACGTCGCGCACCTCGTCGAGGAGCATCTGCCAGCTGGTGGGGGCGGGCAGGCGGGCGACGTCGAGCTGGTCGGTGCCCCCCTCGCAGTCGACGAACAGCGGCGACGGCATGGCGGCGGCCAGCGTCGACTTGCCGATGCCCTCGGGCCCGTAGGCCACCACCTTGAGGGCGCGCTTCCGCGGCCCCACGGTCACGTCGTACTTCAAGTCACTCCTCCTTCCCGACGCCCAGGGCGCCGTCGATCTCGTCCAGCTGGGCCAGCAGCCACTGGCGGCGCATGGCCGCCGTGTAGTCCTGCCCCTGGCCGAACATGTGCTCCAGCAGCTCGGCGGCGTTGCCGACGTCGGTGTGGGCCTGGCGGGCCGCCATGATGTCGCCCTGGGTGGTGGTGTTCTTCCACCCGTACTTGACGATGCTCTGCACGAGGCGCCGGTCGGCGGCCTCCATGCGCTCGTAGGTGGGCACGCAGGCGAGCACCGCGTCGGACAGGGTCACCGTGGGCGGGGCTGCCCTCCTGGGGCTAGCCACGGCGCACCTCCTCGCCGGAGCGGCTGCGGCGCCACGCCGCGACGATCTCCTTCGCCAGGAGCCTGAAGCGCGGGTCGGTCGGGTCGATGCGCATGGGGCGTTCCGCCGCGGCGGCGCCCGTGGTAGTCTGTACCTGAGGCATAGAGCCTCCTTTCTTGCCCGTCCACCTGCGAGTTTGGCGACTGAGGTGGCGGGCGTTCCTGTGTTTTTCGGTCTCATCCGGCGCCCTCCCCGCGGGACCCTCCGATTTCCCTGCTCGTGGACAAGACGCGGGCGTCCACCTGGTGATGAGAAGAAGAGAGAGATGGCGAAAGGAGGTCGCATGGCTTCTGGCCCCATGCCCTAGGGCTCTGGCCGCGCTTTTGACCGGAGCGGCGGCTGCCGTCCGGAGGGCCCCGCGTGAGGGGCGCCGGTCGGTGCATGCACCCCGCAGGGTGTCTGACTGGTGCGTCCGCCCCGGTCCGCGGGTCGTGGCGCCGTCGTGCCCCCTCGGGGGACCCGTGCGCTCGCCGCGTCGTGGGCGGGGTCCGCGCTTATCGGTGAGCGCGTGGCACCATACGGTTGTCAAGGTGCGGGGCCGTCGGCCCGTGACCGGCCGCCGCGGGGGAGCGGTGGGCGGTCGGGGGCGGCGGGTCAGCAGAGCTCGCGGCCGCAGTCGTAGTCCGGGGCAAGGGGGTCCCTCGGCTCGCGGTCGGGGTTGCCCGGTACCGGCGTGTCGAGCCCGAGGGCTCGGGCGTCGGGCCAGTCCCACGGGTCCGGCGGCAGCACCGCCACGTCGTCGGACCACCCCGAGGGGTGGCGGCGGAGCCAGTCCTCGCCGGGGCCCGTCACAGGTCCCACCCGTCGGCGCGGGCGTGGGCGGCGCAGACCTCGGGGGTGATGGCGGCTTCGGTGCGGGCCGGGTCGGCGTTGGCCGCCTGGGCACCGAGCACGAGGGCCATCCAGGCGGCCCAGAGCAGGGCCATCCAGAGGAGCATCTTCAGCTCGGGCGGCATGCCGGAGGGCACGTTGCGGCGCCTGCGGGCGGCCATCAGGCCACCACCCGGGGCGTGGCGGGGTGGCTGCGGAGCCACGCGTCGAGGTCGTCGACGTGGACGAGGCGACGGGCGCTGTTGGCCACGTGCTTGGTCGGGTCCACGGCCTCCGACGCCGGGAGGTACGCGGGGATCTGCCCGTCGGAGATGAGGAGGCAGAGGGTCTCGTTGGAGCACCGCATGTAGCGCGCCGCCTCGTCGACGTGGAGCCAGTCGCGGCGCAGCGGCGGGAGCTTGGCGTGTCCCATCACTCGCCACCGCCCTCGACCATCCCGGGGACGACGTCGTTGATGACGCCCATGAGGGCCATGACGGTGGCGTACTCGACGCCGTCGGGGTCGTTGCCGTCGGCCAGATGCCGGGCGATGCAGGCCGCCCCTTCCAGGGCGGCTTGGTACCCGGCGACGATGCCGGCGGAGATGTCCTCGGCGCGTCGGGCATGGCGGCGGCTCTTCTTGGTGTCGCCCTTGGGATCCGCCACGACGGCGACGCGCCCGCACGCATTGGCGCAGGATTCCAGCACGTCGGCGATGTTCGCGGCCTTCCTGGCCTTGTTCTTGGTCTTGTCCTTGCTCATGTGGGGTCTCCTCTCATCGGGTGGTTGGCGTGCGGGGTGGGTCAGCCTCGCCGCGCGAGCATCAGCACGAGCAGCACGCCGAGGCAGAACGCAGACGGGGCGGTTAGGATGAACGCCATGGCCCTCACCTGAGGAACAGCGACAGCACAAGCAGCGTGGCGATGAAGCCGAGGAGCGCGGTATGGATGCCAAGGGAGAATTTGTTCGTCTTAACCGCCGCCAGCGTGCGGTTCTGCGCGTTCTCAAGCCGTATGCAGGCGTTCCGGACTTCTTTGAAAAACTCGGCAACGGCGAGGTCCGAGTCGCTGGGATGGAACCCGGCAGCGTCCTTGCCGCATGCGAGGAGCTCCAGGGCACGGGCTACCTCACACTCCGGGCCAACGGTGTCGGGAAGGTCGACCGCAGGCTCAACCCGGCGGCGAGCTTCGACCTCTCCACGGTTTGCGACTGCTACCGTAGTGAGCACTTCCACTACGTGGTGCTGCCCGTGCTCCTCCAGCTCGTCGGCGGTGCCTCCGGCGGCCTCGTCGTGTGGCTGCTGTCCTTTTTGGTTGGCTGACATCTCTTCTCTCCTAGGTCATGGGCGTTCGGGGCGGGGTGGTTCCGGTACGTTCCTCGGTCATGTCGAGCAGGTAATCAGGGGTGCACCCGAAGTGGCGCGCCATGAGCACAAGGCGCTCTCCAGATGGGGCCATCTCTCCCGACTCCCACTTGCGAACCGATGAGACGGTCACGCCAGCAACCCTGGCGACGTCTTCCACCGACTCGCCGATTCGCACGCGCTCGCTGGCGATGTTGTTATGGCGCAAGCGCCTCACCTCCTACTACTTGAGGTTTCTGTATCCGGATACAGACGTTTTCTGTACCTGACGCCAAAGACGATACAGAGGAATTCTGTTTGAGTCAAGCAGTTTTCTGTGAGATTCTTACAGGCATAGTCTGTAGAAGGAGCCACCATGCCGAAGACCGAGCTAGCCCAGCGAATCACGGATGCCAGGACAAAGGCCGGGCTTACCCAACAGCAGGTCGCCGAAGCCCTCGGGATGACCCAGCAGTCCTATCAGTACTACGAGTCGAGGGCCAAGGACATCAAGGGAGACGTCATCAGGACGCTCTGCAGTGTGTTCGGCGTGTCGGCCTCGTATCTCCTTGGCATGAGCGATGAGATGGGTGGGGCCGTTCCCTTCCATCCTTGCCGTCGCGCCCCCATTGTCGGGCGTATAGCCGCCGGCGACCCAAGGGAGGCCATCGAGCAGGCCGACGAGTCCCAGATAGTGTTCAACCCCGATGCGAGCGACGATAGCTTCTACCTCGTGTGCGCCGGAGACTCGATGAACAACGTGGTGCCCGAGGGGATGCTGGTGCTCGTCGACCCGGCCAAGGAGACGAGGAGCGGCGACGTGGCCGCCGTCATGGTCAACGGGGACGACGCGACGCTCAAGCGCGTCTACTTCGCCGGCGACACCATCGTCCTGCACCCGGAGTCGAGCAACCCCGTGCACCGGGACCGAACCATCGACGCCACCGACCCCGACGCCCCAAGCTTCCGGGTTATCGGCCCTGTCATCGGCCTCTGCACCCAGCCGGGCTGGCGGGCGTGAACCAACGGGACAGGAAGGAGGCGCGCCATGGCCAGGCGCAAGGTCGGGACCCTCACGTGGTCTGCCGACGGGTCGAGAGTGAAGATCCAGGTGATGAGGGGTTACCGCTCCGACGGGAGCCGCCGGGTGCTCACCCGCACCCTGCACGACGTATCGGCCGACGAGGCGGAGGCCGAGGCGGTACGCATGGCGGCGGAGCTCGGGGCGTCGGACCTCGCCGGCGACTCCATGACGCTCTCGGCATTCTACTGGGGCGTCTTCCGGGACTCCCCGAGCAACCGGGGCCGCCCCAGGACCAAGGGCACGCTCCGCGGCTACGACTACGCCATGGACCACTATGTGCTCCCGACCCTCGGAGACGTCGCCGTCGGGCGTGTCACCCACGACCAGGTGGCCGCCGTGATCAGGGCGGCTGCGAGCCCCAAGAACTGCAAGACGGTCCTCAGGGCCGTCCTCATGGCCGCCTATGACATGGGATATGTCGCCGAGAGGCCGCTGCAGCGCCGCGTGCCCACGCCCCGGGCCCGTGCCGAGCAGGTGCAGCCGTGGGACCGCCTGGAGGTGGCCTCCGCCCTCAAGGCCGCGGAGGGCTGGCGCCCCGAGCTCCGGGCCTACCTCGCCCTCGGGCTATCGGGCCTGCGCAAGAGCGAGGCCATGGCCGTGCGCCCCTGCGACCTGTCGCTGACGAAGCTCTTCGACTTCGCGACCGGAGCCGAGACCGAGTCCATGACCGTCACCGTCCGGCGTACCTACACGGAGGCCGACGGGGTGAGGGAGGACACGAAAAACGACCGCTCCGCCCGCGCGGTCCCGGTGTTCGCCCCGTGCCGGGGAATGCTGGCGGGCATGGCCGTTGGGGTACCGGCCGACGAGCGGCTTGTGTCCCTCTCTGTGGGCGGCTTCAACAAGGCGTGGCGGGAGGCGCTCTCCGCCTCGGGGCTGCGTTACGTGCCGCCGGGGACCCTGCGCCACACGAGCGACACCATCGCCCTGGACGCCGGCGTCGCCCCCGACCTCGTGGACAAGATGCACGGCCGCTCGGAGCACACGAGCACCTACCGCAACTACTACCGCCCGGCCCTCGGCGCGATGGAGGAGGCAGCCCGCAAGGTGGGGGAGACCATCGGTTAACGTGCGGTGGAACGGGGTTGTACCGGCGAGGAACGCTAGGGAACGTATAGGGCCACATTTATCCACTCATGTAGCATAGTGCCAGGTAGATGCCTTGCTAATGACTTCGACCCCTGCACTCTTAATCCCAAGGTCCAGGGTTCGAACCCCTGACGGTCCACCATGAACTCGCAGGCCACCGGCTCACCCGGTGGCCTTTTTTCATGCCGCCCCCCTGTCCCAACACCCGGACACTTTTGTCCCAATGGTCGGGTACTTCTGTCCCATTTGGTACTTTTCCGGTGGGGGAGTGGCTAAAAACCACCAAACGACGGCCCGTTTGGTGGTTTTTATCATCAGTGGAACCAAAAACCACCAAACGGATTCCGGCCCGCGGCGGGGCGGAGGTCGGGGGCCAGCAGCCCGCGGCCCCCCCGGCAGGGGCCCAGTATCCGTCTGGCCCCCTCTCTCAAAGGTTGTCTATTCATTACTGGGCATTTATCACGGGATATCTGCTGTATTTGCGTGTTTGTGCCCACCGGGGTCGGCCCTGCGGGAAAAGCGGCGCCCCGCGCATTAGCATGGCCTCGAACACTCGAGAAAGGACACCGTCATGGGCCAGTTCCTCACCGCCGACAACGTCTTCCTCCATTGCGACGCCTCCACGCGCGACGAGGCCCTGTCCCTCATCGCCGAGAAGGCCGTGGAGCAGGGTGCGGCCACCGACGCCCAGGTCCTTTACCAGGCCTTCCTCGACCGCGAGGCCGAGGGGTCCTGCGGCATGGTGTCCGGCTTCGCCATCCCCCACGCCAAGTCGGCCGCCGTCACGCGGCCCTGCGTCCTGGTGGTGCGCAGCGACCGTCCCCTCGAGGGCTGGGAGACCATGGACCGCGCGCCCGTCACCTGCGCCGTGGCCATCATGGTGCCCGACACCGACGCCGGCACCCCGTACCTGCGCCTCCTCGCCAAGCTCGCCGTCATGCTCATGAACGACGGCTTCGCCCGGGAGGTCCTGTCCCAGGAGGACCCGGCAGAGGTGGCCGCCGCCATCGACGCCGGCCTGGAGGCCTAGCCTCCGCGCTCGCCTGCCTCGCGTCTTCCGCGAGGAGAACGCCCGAGGCGGTACACTGTCCTTCAAGCTACGTCCAGTAAACCCACGCGAGGGGAGCCCCGTTGATCTACACCGTCACCTTCAACCCGTCCGTCGACTACGTGATGCACCCCACCACGCTCGACATGGGCTACACAAACCGCTCCACCGCCGAGGAGATGTACGCCGGCGGCAACGGCATCAACGTCTCCACCATCCTCACCGAGCTCGGCGTCGACAACGTGGCCATGGGCTTCATCGGCGGCTTCACCGGCGACTTCGTGCTCAACACCCTGCAGCAGCAGGGCATCAACACCAACTTCATCCGTCTCGACAAGGGCAACACGCGCATCAACGTCAAGCTCAACGGCATCATCATGACCATCATCAACGGCATGGGGCCCAACATCCCCATCTCCAAGGTCGACGAGCTGTTCACCCGCATCGACCGCGTGAGCTCCGGCAGCACCCTCGTCCTCACGGGCTCCATCCCCAGCTGCCTGCCCGACGACATGTACGACATGATGATGAGCAAGTTCTCCGGCCGTGGCATCCGCTTCGTGGTGGACGCCCCTGGCGACCTCCTCATGAACGCCCTGGCCGCCGAGCCCTTCTTCATCAAGCCCAACAACCACGAGGTCGGCCGCATCTTCGGCGCCAACCCCGAGACCCCCGAGGAGGTCCTGCCCTACGCCCGCCAGCTCCACGAGAAGGGCGCCCAGAACGTCCTCGTCTCCTGCGGCGGCTATGG